AACTTGTTTGGTTGGTAGTTAAATAAAAAGGATTTAAAAGTATATATTGAACAGGAATAGAATTCTTTACATCAAACTTTGTTGGATAATTATATAATTTTATATCTGTATTATATGAAGCTGCATCGTATGAAGCATATGTTTCTAAAATTTTTTGAAAGTCATCAATCTCAAACTTGGCGTTGATCTTGTAAAAGAAAACATTACCACTACGATAATATTCACGAAAATATTGATCTTTAACATTCCACATTCTTGTATATTTCATCCATTTTGCAAAAAAATCTTTGGCTTTTAGACTACCACCTTCAAGATAAATCTCAGCATTAGCAAACTCAGACATAATATCTATTGCATTTCTAAAAATAGCTACATTAGCATATGCTTTTTGACATAATTCGATTGCATCTCGTACATTATAACCATTAACAGAAAACTCAAAAGGCAATAAACCTTCACGAATATTACCATACTTGTAAATCTTTGGTCCAACATAAGCCAAATTTCTACGAAGATTTGTGGATTCTACTCCACCAGTTCTATCATATGTCGAAGCTTTAGACTCTTGTTCGTAAAAAGGATCTCCAACTAAAGAAGGTTCAGACATATCTTTTAGCATATCCTCAAGAGGCATACTTTGACCTTCTTGAGCTTTTGAAAATTTATTCCAATAATCTGAACGTTTATTATATTTTCGTCTCATATTAATAATAGTTACACAAAGTAACTTTAAAAGTGACTTTTGACTTTAACCAATAAATATTGGTTCGAAAGTTTCTGTTATATCTTCTACCTGAGTATTATACATATCAAAATATATTTTACATAACCAATTCCCTAATACTAATGCGGAATAACTATCTTTTCTTGGTTTATCAGGTCCAGATTTACGTTTCAAATTTGGAGGAAGATCAAAATTTTGCATACCCTGCGCAGAAGTTGTTATTTGTATAAGAGCGCATTCTGTTTTTGTCAACATAATCATATCTGATAAATGTTCAACAAAGTCAATCATCTTGGCTTCTTCATTTTCTTTTTCACTATCTAAAGCATTAGAAAATTTGAGATTAGATATATCAATTTGTTTCTTAGTTTGACATCTGAAATTATCGTCAATAGCTCGGCTTGCAAAATATGTGCGGCGATGATCAAAATTAGCTTGTAACAACTCATTCGCTAAACGTATCCATCCAGAAGTAGGTTTTCTTAAGAATACATATTTATAATCTAACTTGTTATACTCAGTTTTAGCAGAATATAAATTCTGAGTATATTCTTCAGGACGCTCAAACTCGGTTATAATTGATTTTAAATTTATCTTTGCATCTTTAAATATTTCGCTTTCATTACATGAATTCATAAACTGAACACCACCATTATAGTCCATGCAAATAGCAACAACATTGAAGTTTTGTATAAGATATAAAAAATATTTAATATGATCTTTTAATGATGATCCAGAAAGAGCATAAGAATGAACTAGTGTGCAGATTTGTTTTTCTTTATTTATTTTTAAAACTTGTATTGCAAAATCATCAGATGACTCTGTTTCTGACCATGAAGGGTCAACAGCAAATATATATTCGTCTTCTGGATTACCGATAACTTCAACAGAAGGTTGTTCGCCATCTGGTACTGTACATAATGCCATTTTAGATATTTTAAAATATCCAGAACTGTCGTCACTAAATTGCGCGCCAAATTCTCTTAGAAATTGTGCTTCACTCATTGTAGCTTTAGCTTGATTTATTAAATTCTGATCGTACAACTGCAACGGAGCGCAATCGTAAGAAAATTGCATAATACAACGTTTTGTTTTTTCTTTGTTCTTTGGATTAAATATTAAATTTTCATATTGTTCATACAATTTATATAAATATTCAAATTTGAATGATGCAGACGACAATGCTATTAACTTATTATTGGGCCATATATATCTATCATTCTCAGTCATTTCTCCCTTGGCAATCAATTGAGTCTCTAGATTATATAGTTCTTCTCTTTGTGTAGGATTTTGGACAACAGATAGAAAGGGAACAATAACCTCATTATAAATACGTTCTGGCATCAATAGAAACTCATCAATAATTATTCTTTGAAAACGAAAACCACGAAGTTTCTCACCATCACCTAAAGGCAATGCACGAATTCTACTTTTACCAATTTCCATTATCCATTCATCGTTCGATTTTGAAACTTTTGTAATACATTGTTTTAAAAGATAAGCCTCTGGTTTAGCTGCAATATCTTCTATTTTTTTAAATATCATTTTAGACTGACGAAACGAACGAGATAATATACCTGTTTCAACTCCTTGATTTAAAACAGCATCTAATACTGCATAAATTCCTGTTGTATAAGATTTACTCATACCACGCGACCAAACACCTAAAAAATAATCGCTTTCCAACATGCCTTTGATAGCCATATGTTGAAAAGGAAATAATTTTACACCTGTAATCAAATCTATTGCAAAAGTTGTATTATTACGAAGAAATTCATAAAATAATAACTTCGCTTCACGTTCTTCTATGTAGCCAGGAATTTTACTCAATTCCTCATTGGAAATTAAGCGCGACTTCCTTGGCACTTGGTTGCCAGTTTCCCAACTCATTGTCTAAAAAGTATTGAATGTCTACCTGCCATAACGATTTACCATGATATAATAATTTAGGTATAATCTCCAATGATTTATTTCTACTACCTGAAAATATAAATTGTATACGTCTAGGATATTTATGACATAAATTACGCATATTATGAAAAACATATTCTAAGTTTGTTTTTCTACTATATTTTTTTTGATTTATAATTATATTGCTAATACTACTTTCTATAACTACAAATAAATAACAATCAAGCTCGACAGCTTTTTGCAGTTCGCGACCAAAACGTTCTATACCAGAAGTCATTGTACCTAAAAAATCACCTTCGCTTTTTCTGTCAACAAATGTATTTGTAAAATATTTTTTATCTGCAATTAGATAATCGCCAACAAAAATTTTTTCTATTTTTACATTTTTAAAAGACAAGGGATCTTGCTCTCTAGTGTCTACAAGTATAGGTAAATCAGAAATATCGGTTGTTTTAAAATCTTCTGGCAAATTTTTATTAAATAACGGTTGTATATTCAAAAGTTTACAAGCTGATGTATAAGAGCTAAAATATTTTTTATAAATATTGAGACTCGGCATGTTTAATGTTGTTAGTTCATTATGAAATGGAGCAAAATGATATTGTTTTTCGTCAACTCTTTTTTTTAATATTTCTAAACATTTATTTTTTACAACTTCTGGATTATTAACACTTTCCCATTTAATAAACTCATTGTAATCTATAAATTCAGTTTCAAAATATTGTTGTTTGTTTTTAAAAGGAATTTTTTGATGATAATACAATGAATATCTTGGATAATGAGTGCAATAATATTCAGCCTGATAAAGATTATGTTTTTTCAGATGAGCATGAAAAGATCTATCATTGTTAAAAGATTGGTTACAGATTTTACACTGAATCATATAGCATCTTCTTTAGAAATTCCTAAAATTCTAGCTTTCCATGAAGACATATTTTCCAATCTATCGGCTTCTTCTTTAATTGTTCGCTTTTGCATATCAGCAATTTGTAACATCATTTTGCGCTCTTGCTCGTCTTGAAAAAGTTCTACAAGATTCAAAATCGAAGCGTTTTTTTGATGAGTTTGTTCGACTCTTTTTGCGCGTTCACCGTTTAGTTTTTGAATACTTTTATCAATACGACTAGCGCATTGATTATATTCTTCAGAAATAGTTTTTAATACTTCAGTAAGACGCATAGTAAAATCTTTTTGATCTTGAGTTTCATTGAACATTTCATTTATCTTATTCTTTTTGATATCAATCTGTCGCAAATTTATATAATCCATGCATACATTTATATATAAATTGATTTCATCAACAGTTAGATCTGGCTTGTCCCAAACAGAACGAACAAACTCAGCCTCAAATAATTCTTTATCAGTAGAACTATTATATGAATCATAATTACCGACAAATCGCGGACTAGATAAATAAGTTAATAATTTTTCCATGCATTTTCTATGTTGCAAAGATAACTTTTCTTCTGAAATACTTTGCCCAGCCCATTTATTGACTTTATTTATTACTGTTTTAATTGATCGCGGTACTGAATATTTTTCACCAATACCTGATTCGTTATCTACAAGAAAATCTGGATATTTTTCTTTTATATATTTTTGAACTGCACGATATTCTGGAGTAATGAATATATTTATATTTTCAAGACCAACAAACTTTTCGTGAAATATCAATTCAGTAACTTGTTTTGGCGTAATTCCTGTTTTGATATTTTGATCGATAAATTCACAATTTTCTTTTGAAAGTATTTCTACTGTTTGTGTTGGCTTTGGCTTTTCTGCTTTCTTAGTAAAACCCGTTGATATTAAAAAATCTCTAACTACTTTTGATTCTTTAGATCTGCCAGTTAGATCTTCACGATTATAAAGAAGATTAGCCAAGACCACATAATCTTGAACTCCTTCGTTAATTTTTTTTAATATAAATGCTTTTTGATCGTCGCTTAACATATTAAGAAGAAAATAAATCGTTATCTTTTAACAAAGCCTGAGCTTTACCATACAACATTTTTTTTAAATTTTTAATTTGTTTGTAACCTGCTTTTCGACCCTTTTCGTTTGTTTTGAATTTTAAAATACTAGCAATTTCATCATCACTTAAGTTATCAATAAAAAACATTTTATATATTAAAAAGTGTTTATCGGTTAGATTTTGTTTCATCAAATTATGTAATCTTTTTTCAGCTGTTTTATAATCATAGATTTTAGAAGATTCAAAATTCATAAAATAATTTTTATGGTTCTCAAGACTTACAGTAATCTTAACGTCATAAGCTGATTTTTTGACTTTCTCCCATTTTGCAAATAATGGACATTCATTACATTGTTTACCGCTAGATGTGAATCCACACGATAAATCTGTACCGCTTTCACTTTCACTATTCTGATTAAAAGGACAAGACAAACATGGCCTTGCAAAACTTGTATAATTATTCCTAATTATATTTCTTATTTGATTTGTGACTATACGATTTATCCAAGGTTCAATCGCTCGCGTTTGATCCCATAAATGCCATTTCTTATAAATATGAACTTTAATAATTTGTTCTATATCTTCAAAATCAAACCAAGCTATCGCTTTTAATTTCCATTTATTTTTTCGCTTTTTGATAACTTGATCGATTATATCATACATGTCTTCAAACTTTTTCTTTTTACGATTCATCAATATCCTGAATTCCTCTTGAACTGCATTCTTTCAATGATTGAGCTAAAAATTCTTCTTTACTGAGTTTCTTTATATTACCAACTCTTTTTTGCGTTTTATCGGCATCTGATATTGGCGATGCATTAAATAGATCTTTTGCAGAATATTTATTATCACTTTTTTCTATATCATATTCTAATTTTGTTGGTTTTTTAAATACGGTTGGAATGCCTTCATCATCGTATTCCGATTCGCTAACATCAACAGATCTTTTATTTTGCAATTGATTTTTTATAACTGGTTTATTTGCATTAGCAAAACCTCCTAATGAGTTACCACAGTTAGTACAAAATTTAGATCCCAATACATGTTTTGTTCCGCAATTCGAACAGTATATATTACCCATAAACTATTATATCAGTGAATATTACTTTTATCTAATTTCTTAAATGTAGTGACGATATATTTAAGTATCTCACTACGCATAATATCTTCTTCATCAAATTGAAAACAAAATATACCTTTGTCTTCACTTTCTTTATTATTGAATAATTCATACACCTTCATAAAACCAGATTTATTACCAATATCTGATTGCATAGCGTCTCCACAAATAAACATTTTAGTATTTTCTCCTATACGAGTAAGAAGAGTTACTAATTCTTTTGTACTATAATTCTGAGATTCATCTGCGATAATTATTTTATCATTCCAAGTAGCTCCTCTCAGAAAATTAATTGGCAATGCTTCGATAAAACCATTTGTTTCTAGATATTTAGACTGTGGTAATGGCAATAATTCATCTAATTTATCATATAATGGCATCATAAATGGATTAAATTTTTCATCAACAGTTCCTGGTAAAGAACCTAAAGCTCTTTCGCCAGATTCAGCAATTGTGCGTATATATTTTAATTCAGATCGCGGATTCATATTTAACATATGCAAAGCGCAATAAACAGCTAAAAATGTTTTAGAACTTCCAGCTGGGCCATTTATAAATATGATTTTAGTATTTTTATCAAAAGCTATTTGAGCAAAACTTTTCTGTTTATCAGTAAGATTAAAGTTTCTAATATTTAATTTCACCGATCTAAAATGATTATCAGCTATTATTTCATCAAAATTTTCTTTTTCTTTTTGAATTTTTTTCTTTTTTATTGACATGATGTTAAAAATTTACACTATATTGTATGATTTTTCACTGTCTTAGTGTTCCTTATTCACCTACAAAAAAATCAGCATCATTATGCGCTTTTGTTCAGAAAGTTTATAAATTTTGTAATATAATTACCAATGCAGGACATACCGTTTATCATTATGGACATAAAGATTCTATTGTTAATTGTACTGAACACATTACTGTTACTAATGATGATATATTAAAAAATAGTTATGGCAACTTAAATGATTGGAAAACAAAAGGGTATAATCAAGATATAAATACTGAAGCTGTCAAAATATTTAATAATAATTGCATTGATGAATTAAAAAAAAGAATAAAATCTGATAAAGAATTTATATTGTGTTGGTTTGGATTTGCTCATGAACAATGTGTTAAACACTTTTATGATAAAGCTATAGTAGTAGAACCAAGTATTGGTTATGATAGTATGTTCGCGCCAATTAAAATATTTGAGACATATGCTCAAATGCATAAAATGCATGGTTATTCTGGAACATTCATAAATTTAGGGACTGAATTTGTGGTTTATCCAGGTTTTGATAAAAATGAATTTGAATTTTCAGCAAAAAAATCTAACACTGCATTATTTATTGGAAGAATTACAGAACAAAAAGGCGCGAAATTAGCATATGATTTATGTAATCGTTTAGGTCAAGATATAATATTTGCAGGACCGAATATTATTAATTTGCCAGATACAAAATATTGTAAATTCATAGGTTTTGTCGAACCTGAAGAGCGAAAAGAATTATTGAAAAACGCTAAATTTCTTTTTGCACCAAGTTTATTTATTGAACCCACGAATTGGACAGCAATCGAAGCTCAATTTTCAGGAACTCCTACGATAACTACAGATTTTGGAGGATTTACTGAAACTGTTGTTCACAATGAAACTGGATTAAGATGCAACGATATTGATGATTTTGAATATGCTATTAAGAATATTTCTCGAATAATAGATTCCAAAAATTGTGAAAAAAATGCAATAAATAAATTTTCTTTAGAAAAGCATGGTAAAAAATATATTGAAATTTTTAGTAAATTTAATTACTTAAATCTCTAAGACATTGATCAATTTTTTCTTTTACCATCTCAAATGTTATTTCGCGCGAACATTCGAAATTCTTTTTTCTTGGACACCATAACCAATCTCCTTTATCAAAAAATAAAGATTCGTCACTCCAACAACTATTACAAACATTTTTATTATGGACTCTATATGGTGTATAAAATTCTGACTTAGGATCTGAAAAACCCGAAATCATTACAACTGGTTTTTCACAAGCCCAAGCTAACCAAGACAATCCTGAACCTAATCCTATAAAAAATTCGCAATGATATATATCATTTATTCTATCATTTAAAGGTATGTCTCCAGTTTTATTGATAGCGTTATAAGGAATATTATTCATGTTATCTGGCATCAATCCAAAACTAGCATAACGATCAATACATACTACATCATATCCTAATTGATTTAAATAATCAACGACCTGAATCCAACCAGTTTTATTATTCCAATATTTACATTGCAAAGTTGATTGTGTGGCAATGCAAACATATTTTTTAGTAAAATTAGATTTTTTATTTTTATCGATATTAACTTTGCAACGAATTTCTTTGTTCTCTATTTTTAGAATATCACAAGCTATTTTTTGCAAAGAACTTGGACGCCATATTTTTTCATCAAAACATCCAATTGATATGTTATTATGTTTTGACTTTTGTGAATAATCGAGGAAATTTATCATTGGATATGAATCAATAAATAAATCTTTATATGGAGTGAAAAAATTTACTTTGGTATTATGTTTTTGCGCATATTCATTAACAATTGGAACCCATGCAATTGCATCCCCCAAACTACCAGATTCATTTACTATATTATTTTTTTTGCAAGCGTATAAAAAACCTAAATTTGTACCAGACACATCCTCAATAACAGAAAAGCCTGAATCAATTAATAAATTTTTAATTTCTTCTTTGTATTGGTTATGATATTCTATTGCAATTTTTTTGACGTTATTTTTTATATACTCTATATTTTCTTTATTAAATATAAAATTTTCGCCTCCTTCGCAATCCACTTTTAAATAATCAATTTTTTCTATATTATTTTCTTTAATAAAATTAGCAAATGTATTTGTTTTAACTTCAATAATATTATCATCTTCTTTATGAAAAGCTTGAGCATGAATCAGTCCAGCCGCTCCAGATAATTTATTTAAAACGTCTACTTTAAGATAACTTATACCAATACTGTCAGAAATTGCATATTCATTTAGGACTAATTTATCATTATAGCCATAATATTTCTTGATCAATTCAGTACAATTTGGATTAGGTTCGCAGCAATATATTTTTTTACAATCTCTAGATAAACTAAATTTGATAAAAGCACCAACATTTCCACCAATATCTACAACTATATCATCTTTTTCAACTGTTACTCCATATTTGTCATAACTTCCTTGAAGAAATACTTCAATATATGAACCGCAATCAAAATCAGAATCTAATTCCATATCATTAAATAATGTTTTAACATACGGATTACTATTGTTTACCTTATAACGTTTATCAAAAACAATATTACCATCTTTAATGAATTTAATATCAACACTATCATAAATTACATTTTTAGCAAAACCAAAATTTGTCCACATACTTATGTTTTTTCCAAGATGAACTTTTGAAGCATAAATAAGAAAGTTATAAGTAGAATCATTAATAACAAGATGATATGAAGCATCAATATCATGATTTGTTTTATAATTAATGGTGCATTTCTCGCGATCAAAATCAAATAAATCTATTTCATCATTTTTTACAGTTTTTGGCATATTTATTTCATAAAAACTACCAGTAATATATAAATGTCTTATATATGAAAACCAATAATTTATATTAATTGTTTGAGACAAATTTTTTAAAAATAAATCACGATCACTGTTTATATCAATATCTTTTTCCTCATTAGAGTCGTATTTACAATCAAATTGATAATAAATTATAATTTTAGCGTTTTTATTTTTTAAATTTTTACATATTTTTTGAATTTCTGAATCTTTAAAATCATTATAAATGAAAACATAGATATCAGAATGACAATTATTATTAATTGTTAATTTCTTGTCAAAAAATAAATCTTTTAATAATTCTAAATTTTTATTTTTAGTAAAAATACAGACACTTTCATTGAAATTGATATCTAAAAAGTTTAACGCGCATGTTTCTTTGTATACCAAATCAAATCTTACATCGACCAGCGATTCAGAATTTAATAATTTTTTATAAGCAATATGAAAATTATTGTTAAAATTGTCTTTTTTAAAACTATGAGATTCTGAATTTTTTCTATAATTCCAAACATATAAATTTCTTGGTATGTGTAACCATTTACCATAGGAATTCATATACATACTATGATAAGAATCTTCTGCACACGCATTAAAATCATCAATTTCAAAATGCAAATCCTTTAAATTTTTAAAACATCTACCATTACCAAGACAATAATAAGCTAGATTATTCAAATAATCCACATGCGGATGAAATCTATTTAATTTTGTTTTTAAAGGTTCATTATTATTTAATAAACCCAACGAATGTAATGAATTATCGGTTTCATTAATCTTTTTAAAATCACAAGTTAAAAGATAGATAGATTTATCTTCTGATAAAAATTTATTATATATATTTAAAAAATTATTATCAAAAAAATCGTCAGCATCTAATAAAACTATATATTCATAGCTTTTATCAATAAAATTATTAGGTTGCCAATACATTTCTTTTTTAAACTTTTGATCTACATATTTTATTTTATTTGTTTTCAATAAGTCTAATTTATTTAAAATCAAATTTTTAGTATCGTCTGTGCTAAAATCATCCGTTATAAACCAAGTGAAATTATCATAATTCAAGTTTAAAATATTATCAAAAATAACATCAACATATTTAGAACAATTGTAAAATGAAGTATATAAAGCAAATTTAATTTTATTGTTTTTTTGCAATTCTATTTGTTTTACGTTTTTTGATTTGTTTATAATAAAATCAGAGATATTTATATTTTCTAATAAATAAAAATTAGATATATTAGAATATTTTTCTGTATAATTATCACATTTTTTACAAATAACATCCATGTTCCAAGATAAAGCTTCTTTAACACTTAATGGATTTAATTCATTATGTGATGGAAATAAAAATATATCCATGCAAGACATAAACAAATCTACATCTGATCTTTCACCCCAGATTTTGCAATTATTTAATGATAATTGATCTTCTTCTATTCCGCATTCATTTAAAAAACAATAGTTACCTATAAAATGAAATTGTATTTTGTAAGATTCTAATTTTTCTGCCAAATCGAAAATATACTTTTGATTTTTATTTTTATTAAAAATTCCAACATTCAAAACATGCAAAAATTCTGGATCTAAATTCAATGATCTCAAAGTATTTTCTCTATTGGGCCTTTCATTATTTTGAATTGGAACTTCCCAAACATATTTTTTAATATTGATATTTTTTGATTTTTCCAAATGCAATTCAGAACAAAACATAAACTCATCAGGCATAAAAACTTTATTGTTGAAATCAAAATTATTATTATGCGTGGTTTCTATTATTTTATATGTTCTATCAACACTATATATTTTTTTCATCAATTGTTCTGGAGGCAATTTATATTCGAAACATTCTGGAAATTCATTTAACCATACGATGTCTGGATTAAATTCATTTATAATATCTAGCAATTTATATTTTTTAGATTCGAAAGTGATATTGTCTTCCCAAAAATCACCCAAACAAACCACATTTTGATGACCAATTAAATTTTTAATTTTATTTTTTTGTATAACATATTCATTAGAAAAATTAGAAAACTCAACGACTTTTAAATCTTCATACTTATCTTTATTTTTCAATATAAACTGGTAAAGATATTCGGGGCAACCACCTGTTGATAAATGCGGATTAATTATTAAAAGCTTCATTTATACTGTACACTATACTATCTTTTTCATTTAAAAATATCAATTCAATTTTAGCATTTTTATCGTAAGGAATTGATATGAAATAAGGAATATTTTTTACGTAATTTTTATTATAGCTTTTATGTAAAAAAGTTGACAAATCGTTAATTATGTAAATGCTAAAAATTTTATCTTCTAAAAATAAAAAATTAAAAACAATGCATCCATCATTAACAGTAAAATTATAATACAAATCAAAACCTTTACTAGTTGTATATAATTTTTCTAATAAATAGTATTTTTCATGGTCAATTTCTGTAAAGTCGCTCAAAATAGAACTATCAAATGTTTTTTTATAGAATTTCGCATGTAAACATGCAATTTTATTTTTATTTATAAAATTTTCAAAATTTTGCAAATCTTTAAAATTTAAATACATGTCTACAAAAGGAAAAATGCCTAATGATTTTTTAAAGTCATTCGACCAAAAAAGAAAATTAAAAACAGTTTCATCTATTAATGGAAAATATTTATTATAATCTTTAAGTAAATTTGAATCAAATAAAATGGAAATAGCTTTTTCAAAAAAAGTTTTACAATTTTTATTATAAACATAAGCGTAAGTGTGTCTATAAGCACTTCTATTTTGATTAATCTTGAAATAATCGAATAAATTACCTTCTAGAGTATATTGTAGATTCATAGTGCCATCTTGTTGAAATGGACTTCCATATCCATTGTAAACCATGAAATCGTCTTTGAATACAGGACACAATGGATATTTTTCCGAAATATCGTTGAATTCAGAATAGTATTTATTTAAATATGGAGTCGCAATGCAGTCAGCGTCCAAGTACAAAAAACAATCATAATTTAAAAGCAAAGATTGATTAATTATTTTAGGCTTTAACGCTACAAGATATTTATACTGATCTGAGAAATTTTTTATATATTCATTATTTTTATTGAATTCATACTCTATTAAATTCGAATCGTAAAAAGGAATATATTTTATTTTTTCTGTATTTTTGGAACAATTATCAAAATTAACAGTATAAACTATCAAATCAAACAAACAATTTTTACTATAAAAATATAAAAATTTATTAAATATTTCTAGATACTCTTTATTTACAATAGTAACGATGCATTTTTTTATATAAATCATTTGATAGTCTTTTTTATTTTTTTTCTAATCATGATTTTATTTTTATTATAGATCTCAAAAAAAACTTCATCTTTTAAACATAAAAGTCTTCCACTTTTACTAAAGTGCTCCAATTCATAAAATAACACCATTTCATGAGTTAACACTCTTATTCCAGAGTTAATATCTAAAACAAAAATATTCACTTTGCAATTATTATCCTTTTCGTTAGTTAAGCGGTAGTTAATACTAAAAAAATCATCATTAAATTCATGATTTGTAATTTTTATAGAATTATTATCGAACTCTCTTTTAAACAAATGATCTATATCGTATTTAAAATTTATTTGATTTACATTGTTAATTAAACTTGGAAAATTTTGTTGAGTGAATAAAAATGGACTTATAGCATAGCATTTTACATTTTCAATAGAAATTAAGTTACATAGTATTTGATCAACGTGAAAATTTTTACTACCTCCAGAAATATAAGAAGCTATTTTTGAAAATAATTTTAATAAAAATTTTTTGTTATACAGAATAGCATGAGTTTCAGTAAATTTTTCAACTTTTATTAAGTTTGAATTTATATATTCTCCTCTATAAACATCTCCCCCCAACAATAACAAATCAAAATCATCAACCTGTTCATAAAAACAATTTAAATTAAATTCAATCTCATCTTTACTATAACGTGTAAAAAAATCATCTTCAAAAATTAATATATTTTTATCTAAATTCTCCAGCCAAATTTTCAAATAAGTTTTAAAAAGACTTCTTTCTGGGCAATCATCTTTGATGGGTTCAACTATAATAAATTTTTTATCAAATTTTTCTTGCATACGCAGGATATTATTTATCCTATTTTGATTGTTGTAAAAGGATATAACAAAAATTTTATCGATTGTATTCATATGTATTATAAAAAATTATCAAGATAATCTATAACTTGATCAACTGATGGTTGACATTCAAATGTTTTTTTATTTTCTAAACAATTTATTAATGGTGGCACAGAATTGATACTATTCCACTCTTTTATAGAGTATTTTAAATTATTCGTGCAGTATATGTCGCAAGAACCTTTTAAATATTTATATTTATAAGTTTGAGTGTTGTTTCTATAAGGAGCAACTAATCTTGGATCTTTTGCACTACCCAAGTGTAAAATATTTACATTAGTTGTTCCAGCTAAATGCAACGGCCCAGTATCAAAAGAAATAAATAGTTTTGCATTATTTATTAAATTCCAAGATTGATTTAAGTTTGTTTGATCTATTAAATTCAAACCATAAATATTTTCGAAATTATAAAAATCTTTATTTATTACGTGAGATTCTTGTTCTATAGTTTTTTTGCCTATGAGAACTGTAAAAATATTTCTTTTTCTTAGGTAGTCTATTATTTTTTGCCAATTTTCTTTGGCCCATGTTCTGTTGGCCCAATTTTTTGCTGTGTGAAGAATAATATAAGGACTTTTGATATTAAAATTATTTTCATAGGATGTTGGAAAAAATTCACAATACATTTCTTCAGGCAACAATCCAAAACCTAGATCAATAGCATGAATTTGTCTTATATCAAATGTATTAAATTTTCTTTCTATACCAAATTCATTTTTTTGACCAGGCAGTACAAAAGATTGAAAAAACTCATGATTGCCGGATATATTATTTATATGAAATTCCTTTGAGCTTATAATTACATTAATATAAGGACTATTCTGCAAAACTTCTGGGGCGTCATTTATAATATTTAATTTGGTATTATATAATTTGCTTAATTTTCTAATTACCGGGGTTGAACATAAAACGTCGCCTAAATTAGTGCAGTTTATTTTATAAAAGATTTTTTTATTCATTATGTTTATTGAATAATTTTATCTAATTACGATATACTTTAGTGAAATATATATATAATAATATGTTATACATTTAAAATAAAAAATAGCTTTTTCATGTCTGCGCACGAATGACGCACTTCTTTTTTTGCTTCTTTGTAGATTATATTGCTGCCGAACTGTTTTGCTAAATTATTTATAGAAATAGATTTGCCGGTGCCAATATTAAATATATCGTTCTTTACCGTGATAATTATAAGTTTAGAAATATAGTTGCAGACATCATTTACGCTAACAAAGTCTCTTGTTTGTTCGCCATCACCATATATAATCAATGGCTGTTTATTTTGGAATGCAAGATTGAATGCGGTTATTACTCCAGCGTATTGCGGATTCTGTCCATCACCATATACATTAAAGAAACGTAGTATTAAATATTCTATATTCCATTGTTGACAATACATTTGTATATATTTTTCGCACACTAACTTATCTAGTCCATACGGACTATTCGGCTCAGTAATATCTTTTTCAGCAACTGTGCCTTCTTTGCTGCCATATACTGCCGCGCTTGAAGCAAATACAAACTTTTTTATCTTGTGAAGGTGGGCAGCAGATAATAATTTTATAGTACAAAACGTATTGTTGCCAAAACTGTTTATTGGATCTTCAAATGACTTCTGTACACTGACGACAGCTGCCAAATGAATGATGGTATCTATACCAGCAAAGAAATTATCGTTAACGTCAATATCTAGTATATCTATAATTTTTTGTTTGTGAGAAGAAAGTGTTGGGTTAGGTATTTTATCCAAATTATAAACATCATGACCATCAGATAATAACTTTTTTATTAAATGTGTACCAATAAAACCGCTGCCACCAGTAATTAGTATTTTCATTTTACGAAATGATATAAATTATTTTGTTATTATAATCGCAGAAATAAAAAAGTAAAATTTACAAAAAACATGGGTCGAAATTTTTTGTGTTTTTTATAGGAATTTATAACGTGTTTTTATTTTGTTTTTTAAAAAAAGGGGGGGGAGGGTATGAGTTGCGCTGTTATTGATATAATAAAGAGCGAATATAATGTATAAATGTAATATGATAGTAAAGTATATTAAGAAATATATAAGATAAGATAAAATTGAATGAGAGATTGAAGAAAACCTCCCCCCACCTGTGTGACAGAAATGTCAAGCAAAAAAATTTCA